CAATCTCCATATGATTTACCTACGCTACTCTCGCAGGTTATAGGTAGGCCAGCGGCCCAATTAGGTTTCTGGCCCATGCAATGTTCCACATAAGTCCTAGCCTCGTCCAGTTCTGTGTCTCGTACCGCTACAACAATCGAATCGTGTACGGTTAATGCTACCTTGTACTTCTTTGCAATTAGTATCATCTGGTGACCAATAATGCAACGGGCTAGTGCTTGGCATATGTTTTCCACAACTTTCCCGCCGTATATACGCACCATCCCTTTGCGCGTTTGGTACATGTACTCTTCGCCGTCCTCCGTCGCGTACTTACCCAAAGCATGATAGAACATATACAGACCAGAAGGTAACCGGATAGCCGTCCTGTTAACGCTGATACCTAAACCCCTACGACTACCAAAATCGGTCCTGTCTCCCCTAGCCAAATAAGCTATCATGTTGTTAGCGTCTGTCCAGAGTTGGTTTATCGCTCCGTTAGTGTCACGGTAGACCTTTATGATACGCCGTGCTTCTTTTAGTTTTATAGTCACACCCATACCAGCGAGTTGGGCTTGGAACTTAATTGCGCCCATACCATAACCAGCGCCAAGTATAGTAGTCTTACCCACGAATCTTTGCTGTGGTGTAACGTCTTCTACGGGTACATTGTATATGCTGCTCGCCATGTGCTTGTAAACGTCATCGCCATTTTTAAACGCGGCGGTAAGGTCATCTTGCCCTGCCAACCACGCTAATACCCGCGCCTCAATCTGCGAACTATCGCAGTCAATCATCGTGTGACCTTCGGGTGCAATAATGCTACGCTTTAACTTCTTACCGTTAGCGCCACGACTAGGTAGGTTCTGTAGGTTTATCTTGTCGTCTCCACCCCACCGCCCAGTGTGTGCTGCGTAATACCTTACAGGGACGGGTAGTAATCCGCGCTGCGCTATATCTATAAATCGTTGGGTGCGCGTTTCTTCTAGTGTGGATTTCGTACCTAACCGCGCTGCAACTAACGATTGAACTGCCTCATTCTCATGGTCTAATAGGGCCATAAACTCTTCGTCTTGTTTCGAGAACGCGAATGTTTCTTTACCGTTCGCGGGGCTGGTCTTCATCGGAGGCTCGATACCCAGCCCTGTCAGTAACTCAGCAAACTTTGGATTGCTCATTAGGTCAGTCTTACTTACCTGTGCATCCTGTAACAACTTATCCTTACGCTCCTTAACATCGGCTAAGTGCGAATGCAGTAACGGCTCGTCTAATTGCAATGTCGGTTCGGTAAACATACGCAACGTCAAATCTATAAGACGTAGTTCTTCACGCGGGAAGTTACGCCCCATACCGTTAAACAGTTTATAGGTTAACTCCACGTCGTTTATACAGTAGTCACCGTATGCACTCAGTTCTTCGGGAGTAAAATCTCTACGGCGTTTACCTTTTGCGTCGAGAACTTCTGTCCCTTTAACGCCAATATTGTACCTTTTAGATAACGCAGCGAGACTTCCGCCAGCTTCAGTCCCATGTAGGGCACGGGCAATACACAAAGTATCGGTATACATCCGAGGACGAATATCAAAACACCAATTAAGAATGGCACCATCAAACATAGTGTTATGACAAAGTAACATAGTCTCGCCCCAGTCGAAATTCTGGGTGAGATATTTTTTAATCTGGTTGTGCGTCCCACTAGCCCACTCCGTAGGTTCGTTGTTAAGTTTAACGCCTACGCCGATCACCTCAAAAAGAGGGTCACGAACGTAGGCTTCGGTGGTCATCTTACGCAGAGAAAAATCTTTGTCGTAAAATGTTTCAAAGTCTAAAGTTACTAGGTCCACTACTTGTGAGCCTTTTGCGTAGCCAACTCCCCGCCACACGCCATGTACCCGCAAGCATCAACCCAGTTGTCTGCATTTGCAGGATTAGATTTTACCCGCGCAATCTTTAGCAGGGTCATCATGACCGCAACGTCTGTAGGTGATAACTCTATATCGTCGCTAATCCCAAGGTAGTTGCTCCACAAGTCAGCGATAGTCTGGAAGTTATTTTCCATGTCGCCATGCGTAGCTGCGCGGTCTACGCTTACGTACTGTTCAGCTTGATTTAAGATACCAGTCCGCGTCCACGCGTTAGGGTCTACACCTGCTGTGTTAACCGGATTTAAATCCGCATTAGAATCCGTTTTTGGTCCCCCGTCCTTGTTCAGCTTATACGCAGCGTCAGACACGTTAACACCAGCGGGAGCATCGGCGTAAATGTAAGGCACTTCTACGTGGTGCTTACCCGATTTGCGTACTTTGGCTACGAGTGACGGAGTACAGCCAATCTTCTTGGCTATAGACCTGTCCGTGTCAGTGTGGCACTTGCGTAACATACTTATAATCTTAGCGGACTTAGTTATTTTCTTAGTCATAGTTATTCTCCTACTGCTTTATCTTTATCATCACGCAACACATGCGCGATGCTCTCCAACGGGGTCATATCCAACCCCACATGTTCCGCGCAACCGCGAAATCTTCCAAGCCATGCGGCCAAACTTGTCCCTGCCTGCCTACGTAACTCTGCCTGTGCGTTAGCATCGGATGGGTCGAACGGTTCATACCCGCCACCCTCTCTCCGCTTAGACATAGGGGATATATACGCAGGGTATTCTGTTACCTTGATAGAGATTACAGAACTTTCCACTTCTTCAGACTTGACAACAATACGCAATCCTGACGCCAAGCGCCGCGCCAAATTAATGCGATTCTCACGCGCATGATGTGTGTCGTCCATAGCGTAAAACTCAGGATACGCCTCATGTTCTGGCTGCGTTACCAGCCAATCAACAAAGTGTGTTGGCACAAACATATTTGCGCCTGTCTTTTGCAGGTAATCATCAATGATACGCTGCTTCGTCTTCTTAGAAAAATTAGACATATAGTTCTCCAATAACTGTTATATTTTGTTATTAATTTGACCGCCCTACCGAACCGCGCCACAGCACAACGGACCTTGACCGCCAAACCAGACCAAACCTTACCAAACTGCGCCTGACCTCGCCTTAACTTAACATGCCTCGACCGCCAAACCAAACCTCACCAAACCTCACCAGACTGCGCCATACACGCCTCGACCGCCAAACCTCACCAGACCGCGCCAGACCTTTCCTTGCCCTAACATACCGTGACCGCCTTGCCCGACCAGACCTCACCCCGACACACCCGAACCAACCGCGACCGCCTTGCTGGACCTCGCCACGCCTCGCCATGCCACCCGTGCCAAACCGAAACACGACCGCCTTGCCACGACTCGCCATACCTCACCGTAGCTCGCCAGAACCGCCTTGCCAGACCCAGCCCGACCTGACCTGCCGTGCCCTGCCTTAACGCGCCCGAACGCGCCGTACCCAACCTGAACCGCCTAACCCCGCCGCGCCGTGCCGGACCTTGCCCGACCCCGCCGCGCCGTGACCGCCCTGCCGGACCCAACCATACCGGACCACACCTTGACCGCCCTGCCGGACCGAACCGTGCCAAACCGAAACTCACCTAGACCGCCTTGACCGTGAATTGGGGCAGCGTTAACTGCCCCGCTTCGTTTAAGCTGCTCTACGTAGCCGCTCTTCTTGGATATACTGCATCAACTCGCGTGTCTGTTCGTCAGCGCATTCTGGATGTTCCATAGCTAACTCCTGCACGGATCGACCGTCTTGTGTAATGTCATCCCAGATAGCTTGCTGGTCACCCATATCCACCGAACTGGCTACAGAGAAGGTGCCATACGAACCGCGCCCCTTCTCCTGTCGGAAGTCACCAATACCCACAATCGTACCCGCGTTTTGCAACAAAGATGCAATCGACATTGCGCTTAGTGTCGGTGTGACAAACCTAATTTCAATCTCTGCGCACCAATTAGGTAAGTATGCACGGGTACGCACGTCAGGTGTCTTATTCATGTCTGCAGACCGAACAATATCCATCTTCAGATAGGGCTTACCCCAAATCTGGATTTGACTTTCAGGCAAGAAGATCAACCGTTGAACACTCGTCTTCGTAATACCTGCCGTCTCTAACGCAGCGGTAGACATAGCGCCTTTGACCCCTGCAGCAGGGAAACACAGGTAAGTGTCACCTGTAGACTTCTTATACACACTGTCCCGAAACTCTTGTTCTGGATTATGTTTAATTTCCTTCTTTTCCGCAGCGGTTTTCTTGCCACTACCTACTAACAAATCACGCCACGCTTTCGCGCCCATGCTATTGAAGTACATCGGGGTCTGCCCGATCATCCGTAGTTTGATACGCCCCTGCTTTAGCGTGTGAATCTCCATCGGATCGGATGCCGCTGGTTTTTTTACGGTCGCCATTGTAGTTCTCCTAAAGGTTGTTATCTTTTTTAATCTTGTTTAACGCTGTCTACTTTATCCCTGTCGCGCACTCCTCCTTTCTTGTACGTTGCTAATTCTTCTTTTAGTTCGCGGTTCTCTTTACACACGCGTTCGTATTCCTCTCGGTGAATCATATTGAAATCCCAACTAGCCACGTCACGTTGCCCTTCGTGGTAGGTTGTATCGTTTCTTTAGTCTGCTCATCGCCTTGGGAGACACGCCGATAACTTCCGCCACGTCTTTGAGCAGCATACCTTTCAGTATTAATTTGTTGGCTATTGTTGCTTCGCTTGTTAGCGGCCTATTATTTGCTAGCTCCACAAACAGAGTGCGCGGCCTACCCACATGCCTGCCGCCACCATCGGTGTATAACGCAGCCCTACCGTTACGAGCATAAGCTGATGCGTTCTCTAAACGCGGGTTAACCTCTCTATCTTTCTTCATCTGCGCTACCCAACACTTACGGTACAACTCCTCGTACTTGATGCGCTCATACTCGGTCATATTGTCTTACCCCACGCACGCAACTCACCGACGTATCGACCTAGTTCTGTTTGCGCTGTCCATAGGTTACCCTTTGCGTTAGGCATCGGGTCTTTTGTATGAGCTTTCTCTTGCCACATATCTACCTGTTGACGCAGAAACTGTAATTCAGACTGTTGTGCGGGGGTTAATGTTTTGTCTGCCTTCTCCATTATAGCTACCCTCTGTTGGTTGATTAAGTCTTGCTGGCGTTCCAGTTCAAGAAACTGCTGGTCTACTTCGCTGGTTTGCGGAAAGTCTACGATGTTTCTAGTCACTGTAACCCCCGTTGAATAAGCGCCCTGTGCATGTTCAAAACACAGGGTCTAACCGTGACGTGGTTTCTCCGGTAGGGTCACAAGGGCGGAAGTATGCATGGAGTGCGCTTGCCCCTACTGCTGCGGTTTATGCGGAAAACAATGCAAACGCGCCCACTCACAGCTTGGGATAGTTTGTTAAATTACGGTGCCTTCATCGTGTAACACGATAGACCATGCTCGTAAGTCATCGGCCACGGTGTTCATGTTGATCTCATTCACAACCATATCTAGGCCACCTGCAGCACGTATCTGCGCAAGGTTCTTTTCCTGTAAAGGTGTGGGTTTGTTCTTACCCGCCTTGCACTCAATACCAAAGAACAGTCCTTCGTAGCATCCCACGACGTCGGGCACACCGCTTTGTCCGTACCCGCCCGTGACAGGGTAGAAGTAGTACGCACTCAACTGTTTTAACTGCTGCACCACAACTTTCTTCACTTTAGCTTCGGGGGTCATTGTCGTTCTCCATTAAAATAACTGGCTTCGAAAGGGCGAAAATTCGCCCCCTCAGTTAGTAGCACTACTAAGTGGTGTCCTTAACCACCCAGTAAGTTTGTTCATCTATGCGTTTACCTACACCTTCCACCGTAGGGGTTGGGGGTTCCAAGCTGGTCATGCAAAGTACAGCCATCCTCCCCTGTATCCACGACGGTAGATCATCTATAGAGTTGTAGTTGCCCTGCTCCCCATCATCAAGTACATCTATACCAAAGCGTAACACATTGACCTCTTTTGTATCAATATCTATATGTATGCGATATATAGTAGGGTCCAGAACATTTAATGCCATCTTGAAACCATTCATAGCATCCTGTTCATTTTTAGTCAACTGCGTATAAGAAAAAAGTTTCATCATTAACCTTGTACCCCACATCCTGAACAAATTCTTCTGTGTCGCACATAGACATTACAGCTACCTTACCCTGTATGTCTTCTGGTATGTCTGCCTCTAGTACGAACGGGGCATACGTTGAATCTACCTCTGGACGATAGGCGGCGGCATCTTTGAAGTGCACCAGAGATACACCCCGCTGCCCAAACTTCTCGTGCACCCGCACAAAGTTCATAGGTACGTTTGAGGGTGCAGCTTTCCGTGCCTCGTGTTCTCTATGCTGAGACACAAGCTCCTGTACCTTAGTACCTAGCTCAGTGTCCAAAAACGTATGCTCGTCGTCCACCAGCCTGCATAGCTCTGTTATCAGCGGGACACCTTTCCTTGTGCTGTCGTACCTGTCCAACCCTAGCTTTGCACGCGCCTCCTTATACGCTCCATTGGCGGTGACACGTTGCGAGTTTGCATAATCCCGTACGTCTGCGACAAACACTTTTGCCGTACTCTCCAAGCTGTACCTTGTTAGGTACTTCTTCGCGTTACGTACAGCTACAGGCAGGTGCTCGTTCATAGTCATGTTATGAGCGTCTTGGCCGCTACTATACTTATTGTTTGAGATGCGGCGAGAGTGCACAACAAACTTTTTATTCCCGTAGTTCGTTGTTTGATAGTCCCCGTAGCCTATCCACCCCGATACGAGCAGGTCTCCCTCCGCATATACCCACGCGGAGCCGTTGTCGCGGTACGCAGTCTTGAGATACATTGTCTTCTCTATCTCTTGACGGAACTCCCACACTTCAGAATTAAGAGAGTGGTCGTCAATTCCCGCGTTGGCTAAACGATGCTTGGAGTCTTTAAGCGCGGACGCTAGAATTGTATGTATTTTACTCACCATTGTCGTTCTCCTCTATGTCAGCTTGGATTTCACCCAAGCCGTTGCAGTTGTCGCAGTCTACCCACTTGCCGAACGGCTCGTACACGCAGCCTACTAATTTAAATTCTTCGCGCTCTACCTGACCTACACGGTCAGACCCTTTGCATTCTGGGCAAGTGATGAACGGATTGGCTTTGAAGATAACCTTGTGCTGATCCCACCCACCCGTGAACTCTGGCACATCTGATATATCGTACCCTGCTTCTTGTAGTCCTATGATGTAATCTCCTATCTTACTCATCTCATATCCTCCGAACTTACGTGTATTGTGATACCCACATCGGGCTTGGCGCTCTTGTTGTCCAAGATCACCCACAACACAGGATGATCCCACGTGCCCCAGCCACCGTATAGATAACCGTCTGTAAACACGATTGAGGCTTGGGGCTTTATGTCGTTGTCGATCATGTAACGTGGCACACAGGTTACGTCCGTGCCACCACCACCCTTGGGTTTGGTAGATTTAACAAAACTGTCTAACTGATCCATAGTGTATTCTTCGTCGGCACATACTTTGGTGTCCCAGTATAGGACACGCACCTTATCGGGGTGAACAGTATCGAAACAAGATTTACACTCTGTTAGTACCACCGATATCTCGCGGTTACCGATAGAGCCTGACATATCGTTGTTGATACACAGTTCCTCCACCTTCTCACTTACACCAGAGGGACGATACTCACCTGACTGTAGATAGCGTCTGTTAGGTCGGCGGTAGGACGAGAAATCGGAACCTTTGCATTGGTTCTGGATGAAGTCACGCAGCACCTCGCGCCAGTCAACCTTTGGCTCCAACAACTCTTGCGCGTCACGGCTACCACCAGAACCTGTCTTACCTGCAACGATATCACCTTGGCGAATGGCCTCGTCAATCTCGCGTTCCAACTCGCGCTTCTCTTCGGCGTCCATCTCCTGCGCACCTTCAAAGTCGTGCTCGTCTAGCGGTTCGCCATCACCATCTTCGGGGTTGCCATTACCACCTTGGGGATTGTCTTTCTTTTTCTTGTGCAGGTGCCAGAATATTTTAGCCGTACCCCAGCCACGATAGTCATAGTTGAGACAACCACCTTTGATGAACTCTACCCAACCATCTTGACCATACTCATCCATGATCTTTATGTTGATGTCATGATCCATAGCGATGTTGGCGAGGTGGGCATCTATCCTCCACAGATGTGCCCATGTTTTAAGGTGGCGATACATTTTGTGGTAGTTCTCATGTAGGACGAGAAACCGTATCTGTGGCATACGTAGGGGTGTGAGAAACGTAGACCCATACCATTCGTCACGTCCGTTGGTACATGCGGTCGGAAC